GATGACATCTTTAAAGACCTTCCTAAGACAACCTCATCTACCACCACTGCACCTTCTGCAGCCAAGTCTAAAAAAGAAGTTGTAGATCCGGCCATCGGAAGTGTTACAGGTGCTGTAGTAGGCTACCAAGCAGGTAAGATTAAGCCTACAGAATGGAAAGCCCCTAATACAGCAACAGCATCTGCAAATTTGCAAGCTGCTGAAGCTCGTGTAAAAACGCTACAGGATTCAATAGAGGCTGCCAGAACAGGAAAATCGCCTGTTGCAACTGCTATCATGGATCAGCTAAAGGGCGCTCAAGCAGTTTTAGATCAGCGTCGTGCTGAACTTGACGCTGCAAAACAAGCAGCCAGTAAGTTTGGCATTACATCCGTAGAATCTGCTGTTCCCGAAGGTTCGGAGCTTTCAGGTGACAAGTGGAACCGCAAAGTTGTAGGCGATTTAGGCCCAGGTGCTGACAGTAGCACTGAAGCTGCAAGAAACTATCGCTTACAGCAAAGTTTAACGCCTGAAGAAGCATCTAAGTTTAGAGCTGCTAGGTCAGGCTTAATTGTGCCAAATACTCTTGAGAACACCAAGTCGTTCTTTAATCCTGCCATGTCAACGGCGCATGACTTATTCTCTAAAGCACAAGCTGAGTATGAGACTGCGCAACAACAAGTTTTAAAGATTCGATCTGCGCTTGAAAAAGCTGTTGGCCCTGGTCGTATGGCTCAGCTAGGTCAGCTTTTAGATTCTGCACAAACAACTGCAGCCGGTGCCAAAGCAAAATTTGATGCACTTGCCAGTCAAGCCCCTCCGTCATGGGTTAAAGCAGGACAAGTTATTAGCAAAATACCGTATGGCCCTATCATGTCTGGTGCTTTTGCAGGCTATGATGCCGCACAAGCAGCGAATGACATAGCTAATGACAACTACACTGATGCTGCATTTCATGGCATGGGTGCAGTTAGTGGCGCATTAATGGCAACCCCTAACCTCTATGCAAAAGGTGTAGGGGCTGCCATGGCTGTACCTCCATTGGCTTATGAAGGCTACAAATACTACAAATCACGTCAAGCTGATAAGCATGACCCAGGCTCAGGATCAGACCAAAGCTGGGATTAAACGCCTTTGGCTTGAATGATCTGAAATACTTGCTTTAACATTGCAATTTGTAGTTGTTTAGCATCTTCAACCGAGACTTTTGAAGTCTCATCATGTTCTTCCGGCGACACTAGTTGAAGTTGTGTTTGAAGGGCATAAAGTGTGCCATTTCGTTCAAGCAATGTAGCCACGTGAAAAGCTTCTTGCCAGACATTGTAAGTATCTGTAAGTAGATCTTCTCTGCCAGTGTGCTTTAACAGCGCAATCCAGTCCTCATAGCCGTTGCGGACAATATCAATTGGTGGCATTTTTATTCCTTAGTTTAAGTACTTTTTCAGTGAAGACGGGTTGAAGCTTTTCAATGCTTTCAATTCCTTTGGCAGCCAAAGCCCTAAACTCTGCCCATTTACGTTGATATGCAGGATCTTCTGACGGTGGTACATAACCGTACAACTGTCTCCAACGAATAGAAACATCTGTGGATGCCGGTGTATATACGAAATTTTCGTTGGGGTTCATAGTTCTGTTCCTTTAGTGTTTAGCCATGCACGAAGTGTTGCCATACCACCATCAATTAAGACATGGTTAGGTAATTTCTGATATATGCCGTAGATCGAGTGGGTTACGAAATTCTTCATGATGAGATATGCATCAGCATGCACAACAGACTTTTCATTTACAGTCTTACTGGCATCAACAAAAACAAAGTTGTACTTGTGCCCGTATTCTGATTCAAGCATGTTCGATTGCGCATTAAGTAGTCCTACAACTACAATTTTTACTTTACATTTGTCCGACATCTTGTATGTTGGATCATGCTTTTGAATCTTGAACTCATGTTCTAACTCTTGTACAGCTGCATGTATGCTCTCTTTAATGGTTAATGCAATCCGTTGGGCAACGGCATTTACTAACTCATCCAATGTGCTAGACACAAACTGTGGCTCAGGTAGTGGATCAACTACTTTTTCAGGTATTTTGATCTTTGGCTGTGCAGCTCTAAGCTTTACTTCATCTGTTAAGTCATAGCATGAAGAGTGTGTGGCTAGTTTTCTTTGCCGATGTACAGGTAACATCATTGCTTGCGCCTGTTTAACCGCCTCAAAAGGCGAAAGCGTATTGCTTTGATAGTAGTCTACGGCTCTAGCTAGTACTTTTTCTTTTTCTTCATGCGTCCATCTAATTTTAGCAGTCATCATATGTCCTTTTTATATTCAGTAATGTAGTAACGGTAGTACCTCACACTTCTATTGAGTGCTTGCTTTGTGATGTTGTATTCAATACAAACATCCATTTGCCGCTCAAGGCGCACTACCACGCATTCAAGAGCTGCAAATGTCGGCTTTCGCCAATTCGGATAGGCAATCTTGAATGCCTTAAAGATCTCTTTGCGGGTCTTCAAAGGTGTTGCCTTAAGTTTATCGTGGATTGCCTTCCATTTGTTCATGGGTGTTTCTTCTCAATAGCATCAATTTGGTTAAGCAAGTCTTCTCGTATTTTTAGATAGCTTGCACTGCCAGGATATTCATCACGCCCTTTGGGGTGGTAGAACTGTTCTTCACACCAGTCAAAGTTGTCATTCTTTGCATTTGGCGGAAAGATATTAGTTTTGCCTTTGGCACATTGCCGTTGATAAAAAGCATCTGGCTTTCTAAAGTCTACAAGTCCTTTAAGGAATGGGTAGACCTTTAGCACTTCCAGCCATAACTTCATTGCAATTACATTGTCTACTGTTGTTTGAATTTGTTCATCACCGCGCATGATGCAATAACCAATAAGGTCTTTAATCGTGCACCTAACCATATAAAAATGCTCAAAATTACGAGGCATGATAGTGCGGGTATCAAGGCCATGAACAAGACCACTGTCAAGCATATCGACATAAAGATCTCGAGCCATTGTAGTGATTTGTTTATAGCGTGCATAAAAGTCCTCATTAGCCATAATTCCAGATTTAACCACAACACGGTCATCACGCATATCCCGGTCACCATGGACCTGGGCCGCAAAACTAAACAGACGGTGTCTGATTAAATGCGTTGTGTCAACCATATCCATACCATTAACCGACCAAGTGATGTTGATCGTTTCCATTGCAGTAGGTAGCAGTTCATATTTAAATAGCTCATCAATGGTTTGGTCAATGTCTTCTTTAGGAAAGTCCCATTGGATCTTGTCATTCCATGTATTCATAAGAAACACAGAAATGGTGTGACGAAATTGCTCAACCGTAGGTGCATGGACAATCTTTACGTCAATAGCATCCAGTTGGTTGACAAACTCAATAGGCCCTGGTTTTTGACCGAATTTAAGTGTGGTGTGCATCCTTTGTAGATGCGGCATTTGTTCTTTATTAACCTTTGGCATTTTGTTCCTTGATAAGTTGAAGTTCTACTAAACGGGCATAGCCCGCAATGTCTGTCCAGCTGTCTATATGTGTAGGTGATACAGCTAAACGAGAAAGTTTCATAGCTATTTTTGAGAGATAAATAACGTAGATGGGGTCGATCTCCTTTCCATGTGCATTTCGATACCTGCCTTTTATATTTTCAAGGATAACTGCTTCTAATGAAACACCATCATAAAAATCACCGTACACGGTACCTCGTTGTTCTAAAACTTGATCTGTCGTGGTCATTCGCTTCTTTCGTAAGGCTTAAGTTTCTCTTTCAAAACGGCTAACCGTCGGTTGCTATTGACATAAACATCAACCATATAGCCTTGGTTGCCTAGCTTCATCTCGTTGTCCGAGTATTGAAGGCATTGAAGCGCATCGGCATAATGGACCACCAAAGCTTCTGGGGATTCATCATCGTACATGCTGCAATATGAGCTAAGCTGTTCTGGAAAGCCTTTGACAATCTCATATTCAGCGGCTTTTAATGCTCGGGCAATTCCTGGATAGTTCTTTTTAACCAAGTGATTGACATCCGAGATCTCCATCTCTGATAGGTCATGGCAAATGGCAATCTTAAGTGCTCTATCTATGTCAAACATATAGTCTTTAGACATTAGCAAAACACCAAGTGCCACAAAGTAACTATGTGTTGCCACACTTTCCTGATGAATAACCGGCTTCATGGAGTATCGCTTGGTATGCTCCAAGGAATAGCTTCGCATAAAGAAGTCCATGTCTTTATCATTCATAGCTCATCTCCTGCTCCGACCAGTTC